ACCCAGAGCGCGCTGCAGCTCGCCATCGGCGACAAGTCGCCGCTGAGCGGCAAGGAAAAGCTGGACCTCGCCCTGCAGGGCCTGCGCAGTGGCCTCACCAGCGCCGACGATGTGCTGGGCCTGGGCCGCCAGCTCTACGCCAGCAGCGCGGACTACACCGGCCTGTACAACAAGGTGCAGGACATCCTTGGCCTGTCCGGCACAGGCGGCCAACTGAGCGTGCAGGACGCCATCAAGCAGTATGCCGACCTCGCTGGCCAGCGCGACCAGCTGCAGGCGCAGGCCAACGCCACGGCGCGCTTCGCCGATGCGAAGACGCTGGCGCAGTACGTGGCGGACATCAGCACCACGCACGGCATCGACTACAACGAAGCGGCCAAGGGGCTCGGCTTCAACCTCGGCGACCTCGCCAAAGACCTCGGCATCACGAACATCGCCGGCTACCTCGACAGCCTGAAGCTGCAGGACGTGCCCGGCAGCGTGCTCGACGCCAGCGGCAGCATCGTCGATGCGATCCAGAAGCTGGGCCGCGACCTGATCGCCACCATCACCGGCGCCCCGATCGCCACGGCCACCGGCGTCTCGGCCAACAACAACACGTCCAGCGCCGAACAGCTGGCGCTGCTCAAGAGCATCGACCAGCGGCTTGCTGCCATCGAAGGCAGCAGCAGCAGCACGGCGAACACGAACAAGACCATGGCCGCCGCCAGCACGCGGCAGGCGCTGGATCAGCTTGCGCTCACCGGCCGGGGCATCACCGCATGAACCGACGCATCGTGCTGGTGGACATCGGCGAGGGCCTCTCACTCTCCGGCATCCTGCCCAGCGTGGCCCTGCACGGCAGCTATAGCGCGAAGCTTGTCGCGCGTGGCGGCTCCGCGCCGTACAGCTTCACCACCGGCAGCCTGCTGCCGGACGGCCTCACGCTCGACCGCGCCACCGGCATCTTCTCCGCATCGGACGTAGCAACACCGGGCACGTTCGGCATCGTCGTTACCGTGATGGATATCGGTGGATCCACGGCCACGCGCACGTTTGTCCTGCAGGTGATCGCGCAGCCACTGGTCGCCACCGGACATGCGCCGGACGGCTCTGTTGGCACGGCCTACAGCTACACCTACGCTGCCAACGGCGGCACTCCGCCATATACATGGTCAATCGTCGGAGGAGCACTTCAGAGTGGGCTATCGTTCGACCAGGNNNNCAAGATCAGTGGCGTGCCTACTGCAGGTGGGGAAGCAAATTGGACAGTGCGCGTTAGTGACGCAGGAGAGCAGATATTCGACCTTGCTGATGGCGCTACCTTTGCCGCCCCTGCGCTTAATCTGTCCGGAACCTATCCTAGCGGTAACGTTGGATCAGCCTATAGCGCTGATCTCACCATAACCGGTGGCGTCGCTCCGTACAATAATCCTCGTGTGACAAGCGGAACGCTTCCGGACGGCCTTTCGCTGAGCGTTGTCGGTGACAAGCTGCGTCTCAGCGGCACACCTACGACCGTAGCATCGTCAAGTTTCACCGCGGCAGTTGATTCAAGCGATGGGCAAACGGCTACGAGTGCGCAGAATGTGTCGGTCAGTGCTGTGACGGCTAATTATTTCGATCCGGCGAAGAAAGGCGTGTCTTTCGTTCTTTCGAATTCGAACAAAACAGCGAGTGTGACGACACCGGCTACCTCTTGGGAGTCTGCCTTTGGTGTTGACGGAAGTTCCGATGGTTATTTCGAGGTTTTGATCGTCGATGCAGCCACATACATGTTCGTCGGCGTAGGCAATGCCTCTGCGCAAACAAATAGCTTTGTTGGATCAAACGCAAACGGATGGGGTTACTCTAATAATCTTGTGTTCTATAACTCGGGGACCAGTAAGCCAGCATTGAATTCATGGGATGTCGGCGATGTCATCGGCTGTTGTGTCAAGGACGGAAATATATGGTGGTCGTATAATGGAAACTGGATCAACGGCGACCCATCAACGAATGCATCGCCGACATATACAGGCTTGAGTGGAGTGCTATACCCGATTGTTTCTGGGTCAAATTCTTCATCTTTTAGCAAAACAACGACACTTCGCGAGCTTGCCTCCGAGTTCAGTTACCCGATCCCTGCTGGGAGTCATGCATGGGCACATTAATGCATGCAATATTTACATCGACTATCGGAGCGGCGCTTGAACTGGAGCAATCCGGCACTGTGCTAACTGTCACCGCCGTTGCCGACATCAACCGCTCCGCGCTGGCCATCCAGCCACAGGCATCCGGTCGCTGGTACGCCGAATTTCTGGTATACGGCAAGGGCGACCTGCTCGCTAGCCTTGGCATCGCGCAGGCCGGCGCCTCTCTCGCAACCTACGTCGGCGGCGACGCGCTCGGCTACGGCTACCGCCTGGCCGATGGCGCAATCCATCACGGTGGCGCCAGCGTGGCCACGGTAACGGCGGCGGCGAAGGGCGACATTGTGGGCGTGATGCTCGACCTCACGACGACCATGCCAACGGTCACCTGGACGCGCAACGGCCTGCCGGTCAACACGCAGACACTGGACAGCACCGGCCCGTGGATGCTCGCCGCCAGCCTCGGCGGCAGTGAGGCCTACGGGTTGCGCTGTTTCCTCAATGCCGGACAGCGAGCGTTCGAGTATGCGCCTGATGGAACGGATGGATGGTTCGAGCCTTCGCCGTCCATCCGCGGCCTCAAGCTGGCGAACGAGGACTGGCTGAGCGACCCGACCGACGAGGTGCCGAACGCGCGCTACAGCGGACTGCTGGCTGGCGACAACAACGAACTGCGCGCGGTACGCTCGCTGGACTTCTGGCCATGGCAGCGTGGCATCAAGTCCGGGGCCATGGTGCTGACGGTGCTGGACGCCGACAACGCCTTCGCCGAAGTGCTGGCCCGCGACGCCCGCGACCTCCCGGTGCGCATCGGCCAGGTCAACCGCGGCCAGACCTATGCCGATCGGGTGAACCTGTTCAGCGCGGTGATCGACAATGTGTCCGCCGTCGATGACCTGCAGGTGCAGCTGACCTGCCGTGATCCGCTGGCGCTGTTGGACGTGCCGCTGCAGCGCTGGCTGATCCGTCCGGATGCGGACCCGGCCAGCGCCAACCAGCCGCGGCCGATCCTGCTCGGCGCCTGCCGCAACGTGCCCTGCGTGTTGCTGGATGCCACCACTTATACCTACGCCGTGGCCGACGCGCCGGTGCTCGGCATCGGCTTCGGCCGTGATCGTGGCTATCCCTACGACCCCGCGGCGCTGCCGCCGGACTTCACCCTGGCGCCGGGCAAGCTCAACATCGTGCTGCACGCGCAGCCGCAGGGCGTGATGACCATAGATGCCAGCAGTGTGGGCGGCCAGCAGCTGCCGACACCGACCGACGACATCCTGGACGGCGCCGGCGCGCCATTCACGGGAGATGACGGGCAGCCGCCGACCGGATGGGATGACGTGGGTGGCGACGTGGCGGAGGCCACGCCTGTCATGAATTCTGGCGCATTGGAGTTCCCGCTGGTGCAGGTGGCGCCGACCATCTATGCGCGCGTGCCGGTCTATACCAGCGCAGCAGTGGGAAGCATCGCGCTGGAGCTGGACTGGATCGACGACGCCGGCAATGTCGTCGGCTCGATGACCTCGGTGCCGGTCACTGGCACGCATGCGTGGGACTACATCGATCTGATAGATACCGCGCCGGCCAATGCCGTCACCGCCCGGCTGCGTGCGCCGACGAACAACCACACCGGAGGCATCATCCGCGTGGGCACGCTGGAGGCGTACTACGTACGCTACGGCGACCACGATGCCATCGGCCTCACAAACCCCTCGTTCGAAGACGACATGACCGGCTGGTCATCGTCATCGCCGGACTGGGTGATCGGTTCGGAAAAAGCGTGGGCCGGAACGAAGTGCGTCAAGTACAACGGATCGGCTGGAAGCCGCCTTCGCAATGCCGGCGTGGCGCCGGTGACACCGGGACAGCGCATCTCCGCCAACTGCCGCATTTCGCTGGATACCCGAGACGGTGGTCAGATGCCCTACGGTGCGCTGCGCATCACCTGGCTGGATGCCAGCGACCACGAAATCCTCCCCGGTGCACGCAGCGCATCGATAGCGAAGGGCGACAAGGGCAATTTCGATCTGTGCACGGTCACCGGCACCGCGCCGGCCGGCGCCGTGTATGCGGTGATCGAGCTGGAAAGCGGCAATGGCAACGGCAACCGCAATGGCGCGCTATTCGACGACGTGAAGTGGGATTTCGTGCTGGAGCCGACCGGCGGCGAGCGCACGTTGATCGACCTCGGCGATTTCACCATGGCCGACCGCTGGACGCTGGGCGATCACTGGTCGCTGCAGCCGGCTGGCCCGAACGGACCCAGCGGCGCGGCTTACGCCGAGCATGCGCCAGGTCCGCCCGGCGAGAGCACGGCCATCGTGGCGGTGC